GCTCAGGGCACAGCAAAGGGGATTAGACAATCTTCTGATGCTTCAAACCCAGCTATGATCGCTTCTTTCCTTTCTTCTGATGGGATTAGTTGCTATGACCTAATAAATGCCCCTACATTTGCTCCTTTGGCATGTACTGCTGTAACACGTGGTTCTGCTGGTGGCGTAACTGTAGTTACTATGGCAGATACTGGCACTATTGCAGTAGGCGATAGAGTTGCTCTCTATAACGTAGCCGGCATGCAGCAGATAGCTCAGCTTGATTTCCAAGTTGTTGCTGTAACTGCAAACGTAAGCATCACTATTGACCTAGATTCTTCTGGGTTTGCAGCTGATGGTACAACCGGTTTTGTCTTGAAATACATTCCTTGGAGATACTATCCAAGATATGCCTATATCACAGACATTTCTAAAGCATCTTCTTGCGTTGTAGATGTAACTTATGATGTTGATTTCACTGTAGGGGAAGAAGTTTCTTTCCGAGTGCCAACTGGCATTACCACTATGAGTCAGCTTCAAAATAGAAAAGGTGTTGTGACAGCTGTTACTAATGCTACTGCAACTACCTGTTCTAAAGTGACCGTTAATATCGACACTTCAGGAATGACAACATTCGCTCTCCCAACTTCTGCTCAACAAGCAGCTGGCGTATCAAGTCAGCCCGCTATGCTTATACCTGCAGGATCTGGCGTAGTACCGAATCAGAATCCTCCTGGAACTAATTTGCTTGATGCATTCGATAACAGAAACACACGAGTAATCCATTGCGGAGCTTCAATGTTCGCAAACGGAACAACTGGTGATGTCTGGACTTGGATGGCATTTAAGTCAGATCAGTACAACGGAAACTAGAATAAGTTAACCGAATAGAGGGGACTAAACATCCCCTCTATAAATTAAAAAATATAAAGAGGAAACATGGAAGTAAAAGAAATAAGTCCACGTAGATATAAGCCCCATACAGACACTCAAAAAGCTGAAGCTAAAGAAAAGATGAAAAAGCTTCAGAAAGAAGGAGAGAAAAAGGTTAAAGGGATGTTCGAATTTGTAGACGCCCAAGGCGGATGGCTAGACTTCGATTATAGATTTTATCCTGGAGAACCCGTGAGAACTATTCGAATTTCTCATGGTGAAATAGTTGAGCTGCCTATGGATTTGGTCAAACATTTGAATAACGTATGGAAGAAGGTGCGTGTTCCTTCCTCTGAATTGGATGAGCATGGGAGACCAGTAAAAATGGGATCTGTTCAAAAGATTTCTCGTACCAGATTCACACCTATGGATGTGATGTAAAAACTATATATTTTTGATACCAAAAACATACTAAAGTTATGTCAAGTACATATACACCTTATATCATGGATATATCAGATATCAGCAAAGCTAAACAAGCGGTTGTTAGCTACGATACTGATCATCCATATACTTTAGGTGAAATCGTTTCTTTTAGGGTTTCAAAGCCCTATGGAATGGTGGAAATGAACAATAAACAATCTAGAGTAGTTGATCTTACCTCAGACACAATTACCACAGAGATTGATTCTACCAATTTCAGGACATTTGTTTTGCCTCCTGAAGAAGATATTGTTTATCCAGCATTAACTGTCCCAGCTGGATCTGGGATAATTCCTGGACTGTATACCCCTACAGTTAATTTAGAAGATGCTTTTGACAATAGGCCCACATCATGAGCGCACCTTCCTCAAATAGAGTCCCAATACTTCAAATGATTATCGCCAAGGTGCGCCGTTTAACGGGCTCCTCAGATACGTTTCAATTACCCGATGTTCCAAATACTAGTGATCCCTATAGCGTAGGAATAACCGACTACATTAACAGCTTCTATCTATATGACTTCCCAGCTGAATTTAGAGCTTTAAAACTAAAGGATAAATACACATTCGATACCATTAATGGTGTAGATACCTATGCCTTTGATTCAGAGAATTTCACAACAGTGGAAATGCCATGCTATTGTGCTAAAAGAGAAATTCAACTTTTCCAAGACCCATGGTCATTCTATGGCGTGAACTTCAACTGGCAATATCAGAACAATTTTACCACAGGAGATGGCACAGCAGGTCCATATAGCGGTTTTACCTCTGCCAAACCAATTCTTAGGAGTGTTAACAATAATCCGACAGCTCTTACTTATCCTGTCTCAAGAGTGCAAAACATCCTTATTACTGCAAACACTTCAAATTCAACTGTTAATGTAACAGACGATGGAAATGGGAACCTAATTGGAGATTGCCTCTCTGGCGGAACGATTGACTATGCAAATGGTTCAATTACCAATTTGATTTTTTCTACCTCTATTCCAAGCGGCAATAATATTCAAATTCAATACAACCCATATCAAGCATCCATACCACTATCGATTTTGTTCTTCCAAAACCAGTTTACTTTGCGTCCAGTGCCAGATCGTGGTTACACCATAGAATTGGTAGCCTATAGACAACCAAGCCAAGCCTTGGCCAATACAGCAGCCTTTCAGGGCAATCCAGAATTGAGTGAGTGGTGGGAATGCATTGCCGTTGGCGCAGCTAAAAAGATTTACGAAGATAGATTAGATTCTGACGGCGTCGCTTTGATGGACAAAATGCTTAGTGAAAGATATCAGGTCGCTCAAACGCGTACCTATGCCCAATTGGGCAAACAAAGAGTAAATACAATCTTCGCTGACCAGCTCAATTATAATTATGGGGCTGGCGCGGGCTTTTTTGGGAGTGTGTAGTTATGTCATTTACCCCTAATATTCCGGCAACGGGACAAACATTAGGACAAACCAGAGATCCTATTAGGAATAATTTTACTAATTATTTCGATGTAATGTCTGTAAACCATGTGGCTCCAAACGCAAGTGGCCAAGGGAAACACAATTTTGTTGAGATGCCAGTACAGGGATCAAACCCATCCACACTTAGTGGTGAAGGGGGTTTATTCACTAAAGCTTTAAGTGGATCTTCAATTTTATATTATCAAAGAGATGCCAATACAACCGTAAACCAACCTGTTTTGCCTATGGCTACAGGTACATTTATTACAAGAAATTCCAATGCTGCTGCTACTTTGGTAATGGGCTATAATGTTACTTCGGTAACTCGAACTGCAACTGGGCAATATACTGTTGTAATGTCTGTGACATTGCCCTATGTGGCAGGGACTACAGAATACGCAGTATTGTTTGGCTTTCAAGGCGTGCCGGCTAATGAAGCAACTCTAATTTATTCAATTGCAAATACAGGCCTAGAATCTACCTCTTTTAAGATTCAAATCAGAGATGCTTCAGGCGGATTCCAAGACGAAACTAATAAACGAGTATCTTTTACGGTCATCCAATAATGTCTCTACAGCCTGTTTCCATATTTGGTTATGATAATAATGGGGGCTTACAGACTAATAAAAAGCCTGTTTGGATTCCTTCTCAAGCTTTTCAAAGGTTAGAAAATGCCTATGTTTATCGTGATCGAATCAAAGAAAGAGAAGGCATAAAGCTCCTTGGAAGGCTTCAAAGGATTTTAACAGCTCAATCTTTGGGAAATAGCGGACCATCTCCTTGGAGCTTCAATATATATTCTACGCTATCTCCTGCTATTTCTGGGGAGCCAAATGCTGAGATAGTTCCAGGGTCAGTAGAAATAACTGTGGGGGTAATTATTTTCACAGACAATGGGGATGGCACATTATCAAGTGTTACTCCTGGAAATAGTGGAAGCATAAGTTATGCCACAGGGGATGTGCGATTGGTGCATACATCTGCTGGATCTCCAACTACAATAGATTTTGACTATTCTCCTGGATTGCCTGTAATGGGAATACCATTAAGAGAAATAGCTACAATTAACGATGAACAAACCATTTGGTTTGATACCAAATATGCATACATTTTTAATGGAACTTCTTTTCAGGAATTCGTTCCAGGATTTACTTGGGACGGTTCTGATTCAGATTTCTTTTGGTCAACAAATTATAGGGGAATAAATCCTCAAGATAGATATTTCTTTACTACTAACTTCCACAACACTACTGGAAGCCCAATGAGGTATTATGACGGAACTACATGGAATACCTTTTCTCCTGCTGTGGATGGTACAAATTCTCTTTTTCAAGCAAGAATTCTTATTCCATATTTTGGGAGATTATTAGCCCTGAATGTTTATGAAGGAGCTTCTGTAGGGGCTGCAGTAAATGTTTTCAACAGATGCCGATTTTCTCAAATAGGAAACCCAGTAGCTTCTGATGCATGGCGCTCAGATCAGTTTGGAAAAGGTGGCTTTCTAGATGCTCCTACAAATGAAGCGATCATTGGCTGCACTTTCCTCAATAACACACTTATCGTCTACTTTGAACGCACGACATGGCAACTGCGTTATGTAGGAGAATATGGCCTTCCATTTATTTGGGAACGAATTGCTTCTGATTTGGGCAGTGAATCTACCTTCTCCACAGTACTTTTTAACGATGCAGTTTATGCAATTGGAGATCGAGCTATTACTGCTGCCAATTCCAATCAGGTTGTTAGAATAGATTTAAATATTCCTGATCAGGTTTTTGACTTCCAAAATGCAAATGAAGGAGTAAAAAGAGTCCAGGGAATTAGAGACTATCAAAAAGAACTTGTTTATTGGTGCTATGCAGATGCCCAAACCGAAGCAGCTCCTGGTACTTCTGTGACCTATCCTAATAAAGTGCTCGTTTATAACTATAGGAATCAAACTTGGGCAAGATTTAGAGACAATGTCACTGCTTTTGGCACTTTCCAGCCTTCATCAAACATTACCTGGGACAGCGAGATTATAACTTGGGATGATGAAAATACTACTTGGGATGATGTAGATACGCAATCTAGATTTCCATTAATTGTTTCAGGAAATCAGCAAGGATTTGTACATGAATATGGGTATACCTCTTCAGTTTCAAGAGGACAACAACATTCACTTTCTGTTCATGCAATTGCAGCGGTTGGAAATTCCCTACGATTAACTATTCCAAATCACAATTTGCAACCTTTTGAGATCATTTACCTTGAAGGAATGCTTTTTATAAATAGCTCTACTTTTGTTCCTGTAAGCACTGACTTAAATCAAAAAATCTATCAAGTACAAGTTGTTGATGCTAATACAGTTGAACTTTTTAGATATGACTTTGAATCGAATGAATATTTTGTAGATTTTTCCTATACTCCTGTTTTAGCAACTTCTACATATGTAGGAGGCGGCTTTGTTACCTATCTTCCAAAGTTTCAAGTACAAACTAAAGATTTCAACCCTTTTGATAAAACAGGAATGCAATCTAAGCTTTCTTATGTAGATTTTTTGATGGATGTGCCTGGAGGGGCACCAACTGGAACAATTACAGGGGCAACTAACACAAGTCCTTGCATCATTACTAGTGCTTCTCACGGTCTATTCACAGGACAACAAATTTTTAT